AACAAGAAGTTGATAAAGATCGATTATACTTCGTATCCGAAGTAGAGGAATTTAACCAATTATTTGGTAAATTGAATAATAAAATACCTACAATTCCTGAAAAAATGGAACGTGATTTTATTTATAACTTTATTCAGGAAGAATTAGATGAATATAAACATGCGGCTGATGAAGGAGATATTGTTGAAGTATTAGATGCTTTCTGTGATATTATGTACGTATTATCAGCAGGTATTATGGCATTTGGTTTAAAAGATAAATTTTTAGCTGCATACAACGAAGTACAACAATCTAATTTATCTAAATCATGTGCTACCGAGGAAGAAGCTGATGCAACTGCTAAGTTTAGAACTGCTGCATCGCAACGCCCCTGTCATTTTGAAAAACGTGGTAATAAATTTGTAGTTTACCGCTCAGAAGACCGTAAAGTACAAAAATCATTATCATATTTTGCCCCTAATTTAAGACAATTTTTTACCGAAGAAGAATTAAAAAATGCAAAACATTAGAAATTACATCGAAAATAATCAGGGACTAGAAATATTTACTATTCCTAATTTTTTAAATGATGATGAATGTGATTATTTATGTAATCATATTGAAATTAATAATACTCGTTCTACTGTAGCTGGATCTGGATTAAAAAAATCAACATATGATAATGGACGCACAAGTAACACATCAGTAATTCCTGATAATGATCCTAAATTCCAATCTATTAATAATAAAATGTATGAGGAATTAGGAATTGCAAGTGAGTATTCAGAACCTACTCAAGGTCAAATTTATCAGGAAGGTCAATATTTTAATTACCATAATGATTATTTTGATGGGGATGGTTATACTAATCATTGTTTAGCTAGTGGGCAACGAACATGGACTTTTATGATTTATTTAAATGATGTAGAAGAAGGAGGTGAAACTGACTTTCCACGTATAAATCAAAGAATAGCACCTCAAAAAGGAACCGCTGTTGTTTGGAAAAATTCAAATGGAACCGGAAGTGAAAACCCAGCCGGTCATCATTCGGGTTTAGCTGTCGTGAAAGGAAAGAAAATGATTATTACTAAATGGTTTAGAGAAAATATGTATAATTCCATCGAAGACGAAAGATTAGCAACAGAATATCATAATAAAAATAAAAAACGTAATTTTAATTCTCCAAGTGAATTACCAAAATTAAGTCCTTTAGGGTTTAAAGTAGTAAAAGTCCCAGAAAATACATGGAGATTAGTAAAAGAAGCATACAATTTATTACAATCAGTTAAAACAGTAGAAAGTTGGAATGGAATTACTGATTTTATTCATGATAATGATGGAAAAGCACCTGTTGAAATTTTTAACATGGATCATTGTTTTAGAATTAAAGAAATTATTTTAGAAGAATTAAAACCACTTCATCAAGAATTCGCCCAAGGACGTTCAATAGAACCTTTTTGTATTTATGGTATTAGATCTTATATGAGAGGAGCTATACTAGAAAATCATACAGATAGACCCCAAACACATCATGTTTCTTCTATTATTGTAGTTGATAAACAAGTAGATAAAGATTGGGCATTAGATTTTCAAGATCATGATGGTGAATGGCATAAAATATATGCTGAACCTGGGGATTTGATTTTATATGAATCAGCAATTTGTAAACATGGTAGAATAGAACCATTTGATGGTGAGTTCTATAGAAATATGTTTATACATTATAAATTATCAGATTATACTTATACAGGGCAATAAATGGATTATATAGTTGTAAGTACTAGCAAATGCGACTATCAAGCTTGGCAGTTAAAATTGTTATATTGGTCAATCAAAAAATCAAAACAAAAAGGTAAATTAGTATTATTAGTATCATCTGATGAATTACATGCTGGAGAAAATCCAGATTTTGATTTTCCATCAGATGTAACTATTATTAATCAACCTGATTGGGCTTGGAAATGGAAAACTGAAAACGATGATTGGTGGGGAGGTATTCCTAACAAGTATAAAGCAGTTGAATGGTTATGTGATAATAATTACTTCAAAGATAAAGATAAATTATTATTTTTAGACCCAGACATGGTGTTTAAGACACCAATAGATGTTGATATTGCAGATAATCAAGTAATAGGTCAAAAATTTATTCATTTTCAAGATTTACCTGATTGGAAAAAATATAGTAGTTCTGAAGGTATAATGTATCCTTTTGCTTTAAAATTTTCTACATTAAAGAAAATAAGCAAAGATTATACTAAATTCTGCGAACAAATAAGAAAGCAAACTGGAAAATGGGAATCTGAAATGTGGGGGCTGGATTATGCTTTGAAGGAAAATAACATTAATATCAAATTAATTGAAGATTGGGGTACTTGCACTGAGTGGAATAGATTTAATGATAGAGATACTATTGGTAATTTAATTCATTATCCTAATGAAATATTAAATGAAAATAATGATAGAATATTCTTTAAACAAGATTATACATTCACCCCAGACCAAAAAATATTATTAAATACAACTAAAAATAAACTAGATAATCTACTACTTACAGATGTAGATCAACAACGTACAGACTATTTATATTATTTAAAATATAATTTTGATTCTATATTTAAATTTTATGATGGTTCTAAAGGGTATTTAATATTTAAACCTTGGCCTGGTGGTTTTAATAATATTAGAATGTCTATGGAGTTAGCAGTATGTTTAGCATATCTAACAAATAGAACTTTAGTATTAACTCCTAAATATAGTATGTATTTACTTAAAGGTGAATCTAGTATGGATACCTTCTTTGATACATCTAATCTAGGAATTAAATCAATTTCATTTGATGAATTTTGTTCTTTAAAAAACATACCTAATAATTGGGATGAAATTAAAACTATTAGTAAAGTATTAAACTATGATGCTGTAGCTAATGTAATAAATTTTGAACGTATACCTCCACCCTCAAAGTTTTTAAAAGGTAGAAATTATATTAATGATGAAGATTATTTTACTAATGAAGAATGTATATTTTTAGATAGTAATTTATTAGGTAGTAGTTATCAAGCAATTTATACTTGCTTAGATGATGAAATTAAAAAACTAATTGCTAAATATGTAAAATACAAACCAGAAATATTTGATATAGCATGGCAGTTTATTAACTATTTAGAAGATAAATCATATTATTCAATTCATATCAGACGAAATGATTTTCAATATAAAGACTTATTCATTACGTGTGAACAAATTTTAGATAATATTAAAGATATTATTCCTTTTGGTTCTAAACTATACATTGCAACTGACCAAAATGACCCATCGTTTTTTGATCCTTTATCTAAACATTATAGTTTATTCTTTTATGATGATATTCGTTCTAAAATTAAAATATATGATAAATTTGATGTAAATTATATTCCAATAATTGAACAATTAATCTGTACTCGGTCAATTAAATTTATAGGTAATAAACTATCTACTTTATCATCATACATTTATCGTTTAAGAGGATATATGGGTGATATTGAAGATAAAAATTATTATATAAACACCGAAAAATACAACCCAGGATTACAAGAAGTATTTACAATGGACAACAGTTATATTGCTAATTGGGCTCGTGAATATAAAGATTCTTGGAATTGGTATAAAGGTAGAGTATTTGTATCTGTTGCTAGCTATTGTGATAGCAGAATTACAGATACTTTAAAAAGTATATATTCTGAAGCATGTGATGAAACCCGAATAGTTGTTGGGTTACATCTACAAGATACTCAAGAAGTATATGATGAATTATTAAAATTAAATTATCCAAATTTAAAAATTAAATTTACATTAAAAGAAAATGCTAAGGGGGTAGTATGGGCAAGGAATAAAATTCGAGAAGAATTATATCAAGGTGAAGAATATTTCCTTCAAATTGATTCTCATTCAAGGGTAAAAAAGAATTGGGATGCTATTTTAATTAATCAATATAATAGTATTGAACAACCAAAAGTTGTAATTACTACATATCCTAATCACTTTGATATGCCCGATCCAGAAAAAAAGTATTTAGATTTACCATATAATACTCCACTTCGCATCAGACAATTTTTAGATGATTATAATCTTAAAGATAATAGAGTAAGAGCTGAAAATTTACCTTCCCTTCAAGACTATGAAGTAAAAGAAACAAGATGGGCAGGTGCTGGGTTTTTATTTACTCAAAAACAATGGGTAGATGAAGTAACAATGCCTGATGAAATTATATTTAATGGAGAAGAAGATTTTTTAACTTTTTTAAGTTATTTAAAAGGGTGGAATTTATTTGTTCCTTCTGAAGCTACAGTATGGCATAATTATGAGTTCCGTTTAGCTGAAGATGAAAAACCATACCGAGAACATAATAATTCATATTTGATAAATGATAATTCTATAGAATCTGTAAATAATATGTTATTTAATTCAGAATTTGAACGAAATCTTGAGCAGTTAGAAGAATATTTTAATTGGAAATTTAGACGTATATAAATGATAAAACTTGATAATGTTACTTTATGCACAGTAAGTAGTGTTCATATAGATGACCACGTAAGAGCTTTAAATTATTCATCTCAATATTTTAAATTTGCTGAAACTAAATTCATTACACATAAAGAAATAAACGAGCCTGGAATCGAATGGATAGAATGTGAAGAAATAAAAAGCCAAAATGAATATAGTTTTTTCATGGTAAATAAATTTCCTCAGTATATTAATACCGATTTTGTTTTATTAGTACAAGCTGATGGTTTTATTATTAATCCTCACAAATGGACTGATATATTCTTAGAATATGATTATATAGGTGCTCCTTGGCCTGATGAGCCACAGTGGGGATTTACAGGAAATACTAGAGTAGGAAATGGTGGGTTTTGTTTAAGATCTAAAAAACTTATTAATTTACCTATACAATTAGATTTTAGAAATCGAACTATGGATTTTGATACGTGGCATGAAGATGCTTTTTATTGTATCCATAATAGAAGCTTATTAGAAAGTAATGGGTGTAAGTTTGCTCCTTTAGAAGTAGCAAAACATTTTTCTCATGAACTACATGAAATAGATTTAGAAGGTATAGAACCTTTTGGATTTCATGGAAGACCTAGAAAAGAATTCTATGATTTTAAAAATGAACATTTAAAACGTGCTAATTTGCGCCCTCAATATTATAACTACAGTCTATGATTTTTGTAAGTATAGCCTCATATAGAGATAAAGAACTGATAAAAACTGTTAATAGTTGTTTATCTAAAGCTAAACATCCTGAAAATGTTAGAATTGGAATTTGTTGGCAATATGATGATGAAGAAGATATAACTGCATTAGATGATATACCTCAAGTACAATCTTACAAAGTATGTTGGGAAGATGTAGAAGGAAGTGTGTGTTGGGCTAGAAGTATTATTCAACAAAAATTCTTTAATGATGAAGAATACTACTTTCAGATAGATTCTCACACATTATTTGCCCAAGATTGGGATGAAATATTAATTAATATGTACAATGAGTTACCAACAGACAAAGCAGTAATATCAGTTGGTCCCCCATATTATTATGATTTATCAGCAGAAGGTGCTTTACCTCATTTAGAATGGGAACCTGTAGATTTTATAGATGGTATTTACCGTGATAGTGTTATTCAAAAACAAAAATTAGATAGTGCTGGTGGTATTCATTTTATGTATGGATTTTTACCAGCTGAGGATATTTCAAAACCAATTCCTGCTAGGCATATAAGTGCTGCTTTGTTATTTACTGTTGGAAAATGGGTTAAAGATGTACCCTATGATTCTGATTTATACTTTGCTGGTGAAGAACCTACATTAACTTTAAGAAGCTATACTAACGGATATGATATATTTAATCCGAATAAATTTGTAATTTGGCATTTAAAATATAATTTTTCACATAGAAAACGTCATTGGAATACATTTGATCAAAAAGTTATTGATCAAAAATCCCATATTAGTTCTCAAAAATATAATAAAATAGTAGCAGGTAATGAATTAGGAGTATATGGTTGTGGAAAAGAACGTAGTTTATTAGATTGGGAAATATATTCTGGGGTATCATTTAAAGATACCGCAGCTCATCCTGATGTATTTAAAGGTGTTATTCCAAATCCTATAACAATTACAGATTTAAATGAATGGGAATTAATAAAATTAAAGAAAAATGAAATTTAAAGATTTTTACACAGACGGACAATCTAATAATATTTGGGATTGTGATAAGGGAACTAATCATTCATATATAGAACATTACTATGATTTAGAATTCTCAGATAAAAGATCTAAAGATTTAAATTTTTTAGAGATTGGAATTTGGGAAGGAAGTTCTTTAAAGTTATGGAAGAGTTGGTTTGTAAATGCTAACATAATCGGAATAGATGACGATAGTGGTATATTTGGTAATCTAAGAAGATCAAAATTTAAACATATTCCAGGAGCTGAAATGATTTGGGGAGATGCTTATTGTAATGATGTTACAAATAAATTTGAAAATAATTATTTTGATTATATTATAGATGATGGGCCTCATACTTTTGAATCTCATGAATTATGTATTAAAAAATGGTTACCTAAATTAAAATTTGGAGGGAAATTAATAATAGAAGATATATTTTATCTTAGTCAGGATCCATCTCCCCTAGTTGGAGAACAATTAGTTTCATTGTTAGATAGTAATTTACATGATTTTCGCTTTTTTGACTTCAGAGAAATTAAAGGAAGAGGAGATGATATTATTTTAGAAATAACTAAAAAATAAAATAATGAAATTAATAGTATTAAGTCAATACACATTAGATAAAAGATATGAAGAAATTTCAAACTTACATAATGATTATTGTTTAAGTAAATTTATAGATTTAAAAATTCCAACTATAAAATATTGTGGGAGTCGAGCATATCAAACTATTAAAAGTGATTTAGACTTAAATATAGATTTTAATAATGAACCTTATAAATATATTCAAGATGAAAATCAACTTTATATAAATTGTGCTGATCTATTAGATTATACAGATGATATAGATCCTAGAGGTATAAAAACATATTATGCTTTTAAGTATTTATTAGAACATTTTGATTTTGATGTATTGTTTAGAACTAACTGTACTTCTTATTTAGATGTTAATAAAATAATAGAAGAAAGTAAAATGCTTCCTTGTAAAAAATTATATACTGGAGCTATTGCGGGGATGAAAGATATATGGTTTGTTATTAGTGCATATAATTATATTTCAAGAGATTTAGTTGAGCAAGTAGTATCACATGGGGATAGATATCTTGAACTCACCTGTGATAATATAAGTAAAGGTTCTACTGAAGTTTTTGAAGATATTTGTATAGGTAAATTATTTAAAGAATTAGGATTAGATTTAGATATGGAAAATCAACCTTTTCTTATACATCCATTTTATTACAAAACTCCAGAATCAATAAAAAATGGAATTCAAAAACAAAATGAACGTTCTTCATATAGATTTAATGCAGAATATGTAGAAGGATTTAAAATGATCCATAAACTTTTTAAAAATTAAAATGAAAATATTAGTTTGGGGAATAGAATCAGATTTAAAAACTGCTGAAACTAAAGCAGAATATTTATTAAATACAGCTAAATATTTTGGTGTAGATGTTGAATTAATTGGAATAGGACATACTTTTACAAATTTTACCAACAGATTATATATACTACAAGATTATCTTAAAGATATTAACCCTGAAGAAGTTATATTAGTAATGGATGGATACGATACTTTATTTAACAATACTGTAGAATATACTTTATCTCAATTTCATCAAAAAAATACAAAAATATTAATATCATCAGAGAAATTATTTACATACCAGTGGGGAAAATTTCAACATAAATTTGATACTATAAATTCAGACTACAAATATGTTAATGCTGGAACTTTTATGGGATATGCTGGTGATTTAAAAATAATGGTTGATGAATTGTTTGAAATTTATAAACTTTACCCAACTGATATAGATCAAGGATTACTTGGGGTATGGGTTTATAATAATTTTGAAGATAATAAAAAAGTACAATTAGATACTAATTGTGATGTATTTTGGGTAACTAGTAAAGATTGGGATGTTTTAAAAAATATTGATATCGAAGAAAATATATCTAATCCTTCAACTAACTCAAAACCATTTGTAATTCACAACACAGGAAACGGAGATCCTAATTTATACGAATCTTATAAAAACGCATATAATAAAATAATATCAAATTATGAATAAAAAAGCACTAGTATTAGGAGCAGGAGGTTTTATAGGGAGCCATTTAGTTAAAAGATTAAAATCTGAAGGATATTGGGTAAGGGGAGTTGATTTGAAATTACCTGAATTTTCCTCATCAGAAGCTGATGAATTTATTATTGGAGATTTAAGAAATCCATCATTAGTATCTAAAGTATTATACGCCCCACATCAATTATCAGAACAGGATAACGAGAACTCATTTGATGAAGTGTATCAGCTAGCTGCAGATATGGGAGGTGCTGGTTATATTAATACTGGTGATAATGATGCGGAGGTAGTGCATAATTCTATGTTAATTAATTTAAATGTAGTACGTGAAGCTCATAAAAAATCAATTAAAAAAATATTTTATGCTTCATCTGCTTGTGTTTATAATGAGCACAATCAATTAGATCCTGAAAACCCAATTTGCACAGAAAATTCAGTATATCCTGCTTATCCCGATTCAGAATATGGGTGGGAAAAATTATTTTCAGAGCGATTATATGCAACATACAATCGTAATTATGGATTAGATATTCGTGTTGCTCGTTTTCATAATGTATTTGGACCTGAAGGTACATTTTATGGGGGAAAAGAAAAAGCACCAGCAGCAATATGCCGCAAAGTAGCTGATTCATTAATGGATGAAGAAATTGAAGTGTGGGGTGATGGTCTACAAACACGTTCATTTTTATATATTGATGAAGCAATTGAAGGTGTTCGCCGCTTAATGAAATCAAATTATATTGAACCTATTAATATTGGTTCCGATTATATAATTTCAATGAATAGTTTAACTAGAATGGTAATTAAACTAGCAGGTAAACGAGCAGGAATTAAAAATATTCCTGGCCCACAAGGTGTTAGAGGTAGAACATCAGATAATACACTAATTAAAGAAAAATTAGGCTGGGAACCTACACAACCGCTTTATATTGGTTTGGAAAAAACGTATAAATGGATTCAATCTCAAATGTTTTCTTAATTTATTTTAAATAGATTATGTACGATTATTTAATTATTGGAGCTGGATTATTCGGTTCTATATGTGCTAGAGAATTAACTAATGCAGGTAAAAAAGTATTAGTGATTGATAAACGAGACCACATAGGTGGAAATTGTTATACTGCTGATGTAGGTGGAATTAACATTCATGTTTATGGTCCTCATATATTTCATACTAGTAATAAACAAGTATGGGATTATATAAACCAATTTGCTGAATTTAATCATTTTACTTTACGGCCTAAAGTTAAATATAAAAGTAATATATACTCGTTTCCTATTAATTTAATGACTTTGCATCAAGTGTATGGAGTAACTACCCCTCAACAAGCTGAGTTAATATTAGATTTAGAAAGGATACCAAATGATAAACCTAAAAATTTAGAAGAATGGATTTTATCTCAAGTAGGAGAAAAAATATACGAACGTTTTATTAAAGGATATACTACTAAACAATGGGGAAGAAGTCCTAAAGAACTACCATCTTCAATCATTAAACGATTACCTATTAGATTAACTTATGATGATAACTATTTTAATGATAAGTATCAAGGTATTCCTATTGGTGGTTACACTCAAATATTTGAAAAATTATTAAAAGGTATTGAAGTAAAACTAAATATAGATTATTTAGAAGATAAAGAAAATTTAGATAATTTAGCACATAAAATAATATACACAGGACCTATAGATAAGTTTTATGGATATGCTTATGGAAATTTAGATTATCGTTCATTACGATTTGAAAGCGAATATCTTGACATTCCTGATTATCAGGGGAATGCTCTTATAAATTATAATGAAGAAGAAATTCCATATACTCGAATTGTTGAGCATAAACACTTTGAATTTGGAAAACAAGATCATACTATTATTACTCGTGAATATCCATCAACTACAGGTGAGCCTTATTATCCTATAAATGATGAAAAAAATAATAAAAAATATGATCTATATAAAAAATTAATGCTACAAGAGGAAAAACATATATTTGGAGGACGATTAGCTGATTACAAATATTATGATATGCACCAGGTAATTGCATCTGCATTACATCAAGTTAAATTATTATTGTAACTGTATAAAGTTTCTTAATTATATTTACAATAAAAAAGTTATATGTATCAAGCAATTTATTACGATAGAAAAACTAAACTATATTATCTACGTGATGATATATTTGGTTGGAAAAAAGAATTTAAATACCAACCAACATTTTACAAACCAGATCCACAAGGTCAATATTTAACATTGTTTGGTGATAAAGTATCACCAACTAAAACATATTCAGATGATTGTTTAGAAAAAGATGTTGATAAAGATACTCGAGTATTAGTTGATTTATACTCAGAATCAGACGATACACCATCATACCACAATACAGTATTTTTTGATATTGAGTGCGAGATTGCAGGTGCATTAACACCTCAAACAGTAGCTAATGCTCCTACTAAAATAACATCAATTGCTTTATATGATGTAAACACAAAACAATATTATTGCTATATATTAGATGAAAATCAATTACTTGAAAGTTCTCAAAAAGATAATACATTTATTATCTCTTGTGTTTCAGAAAAAATCTTGCTGCTCGCGTTCCTAGATAAATGGAATGAAATAGATCCAACAATAATCTCGGGGTGGAACAGCGAATTCTTTGATGTACCTTATACATACAACAGGATCGTTAACGTATTTGATGATGGTGGAGTAACAGCTTCCCGTTTATCTCCAATTGGAAAAATATACATAGATGATGAAAGTGATGAATGTCCAATCCAAATAGGAGGAATTAATCATTTAGATTATATGTTACTATTTAAAAAATATGTAACTAAACAAGAACCATCATACGCATTAGGTAATATTGGAACTAAGTATGTTAAGTTAGGTAAAATTGAGTATTATGGTTCATTAGATAAATTATTTAAGGAAGACGTACAGAAATTTATCGAATATAATATTCGTGACGTTGAAATTTTAGTTAAATTAGAGGAAAAATTAAAATTTATTGATCTAACAGTTACAGTATGTCATTTATGCCATACAACTTATAAAACTATATATTTTTCAACCACTTTAAATGATGGTGCTATTTTAACTTATTTAAAACGTAAAAATATTGCATCACCTAATAAACCTACAACATCAAATAAACAACTAGCTGGTTTATCACGTAAAAAAGCTGAATTTAACTATCAGAATAGTGATAAAAAAGAAGAGGCTAAAAAAGAATATGATAGAATTATTGAATTATCTGAATATGCAGGTGGTTATTTAAAAGAACCTGAACCAGGATTATACGAGTGGGTAATTGACTTAGACTTTACATCGCTATATCCATCAATTATTCGTTCTTTAAATATTGGTATTGAAACATTAGTAGGTCGTATCCAAAATAAACATAAAACTGATAATCAGTGGTCCTTAGATGAATTAAAGGGTATGGATCCTAACACCCCAGTTATTGTTGAAAAATTACTACCAGATAAAACAATAAAAGAAACACAAACAACAGCAGGTATAATGTATAATTTTGTTAAAAATAATAACTTAATTATATCGGCTCCCGGTGTTATATTCGATAAAAATAAACAATCAGTCGTGTGTGAAATCTTAACTGACTGGTTTAATAAACGTGTTGAGTATAAGAACCTAATGAAAAAAGCATACAAAGCAGGTGATACTGCTATGGGCGAGTTCTATAACCGACGCCAACATGCATATAAAATTAAGTTAAATGACGTGTATGGTGTATTTGCTCTGAACTCGTGGCGCTATACTGATGGACATAAGATGATATCTAAAGCCATTACATTAACAGGACAACGATTAACTCAAGAATCGATTATATTCTGTAATAAAATAATGAATGAGCGATTAGGTACAAATAATAAAGATTATATTATTACTTCAGATACCGACTCATTATTTATTCATGTTAAGGATTTATTACGAGCTGAAGGTGTTGATTTAACTGATAAAGCTGCTTGTATTGCTGCTACGTTAGAGCTTGCAACCGAAATACAATCATTAGCAAATAAACATTTAGATACACTAATTGTTGATTTATTTAATCTACATGATCGACCTCACTATTTTGAATTAAAACAAGAGGTAGTAATCGAACGGGGCTATTTCTCAGGTAAACGTCGTTACGCAATGTATATTGTAAATAAGGAAGGTGTTACAGTTGAAGAGCTAGACATGAAAGGATTGGATTTGATGAAGTCTAACTTTCCACCATTATTCCGTGAATTTGGCGAGTCGATTCTAAACCAAATCATGTTTGGTAAACAAAAACAAGATATCGATAAACAAATACTTGAATTTAAAACTAAAGTAAATACAATTGATTGGCGTCAATTACTAAAACCAACTGGATTAAAGCAATTAGGATCATATATTGATTCACGTCCTAGAAACGGTGAAATATTTAGTAAACTACGATTAAAATGTCCAATCAATACTAAAGCCGCTATCCGCTACAATGACTTACTACAATTTAAAGGATTAGATAAACAATACTCTAAATTCCAAATTGGTGATAAAATGCTAATTGCATATTTAAAAGATAATCCATTTAAAATTGATTGTATCGGATTTAATGGCTATAATGATCCTCCACAAATTATTGAATTTATTGAAAAGTACATTAATAGAGGACTACTATTTGATTCAGTAATGAAAAATAAAATTGAAGGACTATATTCTGATATTGGGTGGGGGATGCCTATCTTTAATGCTAATTTTAACAAATTCTTCACTTTTGATTAAAAAATATATATTTATATATGATGAAAAAGTTATACATATTATTACTAATGTTGATGGGAGTGTCAGCATTCGGTCAAAAACAGAAATTTATTATTGTTAAAACATATAAAAATGGCGTTGCTACTGTATCTAAAGTAATTCCTTTACCTGTACCTCAAAAAATTGAAGTTACTCAAATTAAATATGTTCCACAAATAAAAATTAAAAAGTCAAAACCTCAGATTGTAAAGCAAATTGAATATAAGTTAGTAAATGTTCCAACTGCTCCTACAGCATTAGATACAGTTGCTATTTTGCAACAATATTATCCAAAAAACGCACATAAGGAAGTACTAACATTAGAAGATGGTATTGGTAGTGTTATAATTACAGATACAATCTCTCATAATCGTTTAGTAAGTAGGAGATGGATTGCTGATGTAAAACCAAAAGTTAAGGAACGAATTGTAGAAGTATATCGTCCAAAAACAGTACAATGGTATATGGGCCCACATATGACTACAAACTTTATACAACCCTTCCAGTCATTTGGATTATCAATTGTTCGTAAAAACTTAAATGATAATTTACTTCAATTACAAGTAGGTGGAAACGTACATGAAGGTTCTATGCGTCCAAATGCTTATATGGGAATTGGCATGCTTTTAAAGCTAAATTAAATTTCTTTATTAAATTAAGGTTATGATCGATAAACGTAAATTAGTGGATAGTATTGAAAAATATTATCTAAATGGACTGACTGAAGCAGTCAAGTTCAACATTAAAAATAATGTATTAGTAATTCCATTCTCTACTACTAATCGTGATGTAGTGGGTAAAATTACATTACCAATTGAATTACCTAATGCTGAATTTGGTATATTCGAAACTGCCCCATTATTAAAATTATTAAACATTTTAGATACAAATGTGGATATTCAATACCAGGAAAAATTCGGTATTGTAGAAAAATTACTGATTGAGGATAACCAATATAAAATGATGTTTTCAGCATCAGATATATCATTAATCCCTAAAACACCAAATGTAGTCGATGTAACTTATCAGTTAACATATGCTATAGAACCCGATTTCGTTACTCGATTTATTGATTGCAAGAAAGCATTAGGACCAGACATCAAAACATTTACATTAGAACCACAACCAGATACTGCTCGAATCATATTAGGTGGCTCATCAGGATATGCTAATAAACTAGAATTTAATATTCCAGCTAAAACTGAAGGATTTCCATTTACATCATTATTATTTCCATCAGATGTATTAAAAGAAATATTATCAGCTAATAAAAACTTTGATAGTGCTGAAATGAAGGTAGATGGGGAAGGATTAATGTCATTATATTTTACTGAAGATGATATAACTTCTCAATACTTTATTATGGCTTCTTTAACTTAGATATATTTATATTATGGAACCCGTCATAGGTCCAAATGGAGTATGACGTTAAAAGTTGATTATTTAATAACTTTAAAATTTAAAAACCATGTATTTAACACTCTTAAACGAGAGAAACAACTCTGTTTCTACATTCGACAAAGTCTTTGACGACTTATTAAAAAAACAATTCCCAGAATTACAAAAAGAAACCGGACTATCATTTACTCAAGGATCATATCCTAAAGTTAATGTTATCGAGTTCGATGATAAAGTTAGAATCGTAGCAGAAATTGCTGGATTAACTAAAGATGATATCAAAATCGATATTGATGAATATGTTATGACTATTTCAGGTGATTCACATGTTAAAAATGATGAAAATGGTACTTACTTAATTAAGGAACTAAAACATTCATCATTTAAACGTTCATTCACTTTTGGAAATAAATTCGATATGGAAAATGTTACAGCTGAATTTAATGAAGGTATCTTAAATGTTGAAATTGCTAAAAAGACACCTGAACCTAAAATATCTAAGCGGGTAGAAATCGTATCTAAATCCAATAAAAAATTACTTAAATAAATTAAAAGGACGTGGTTCCCGTCCTTTTCTTAATTAAATTTACGTATAAACGAAAATAGAAGTTATGTCAGAAGAAAAAAGATCATTTGGTCGGGTTAAAGGCCAGACAAAATCCCAATCCATCATTGCGGATCCTTTATTGTTTCCCTATGAAATTAATGTAGATGAATACAGTTATGTAGTAATAGATTCATCAAAAAGTGGAAATAATTTTTGTGGAAGCTTTACAGATTTAGCTAATGCAGTAAACAAAATTATCCAATACCAAATGGCAAGTAAACGTAATACCACTTCACTAAGTGAATACGTTAGCGAATTTAAATTAATTAAATCAAAAATAAAAGACTTATTAGAATTATGATCAAAGCAGTATTTGACAACATCGTAGTAAAAAAAGATGATACCGGAGATAAAATGTACGGTTCAATTGTAATCCCAGATATGGGAAAAGAAATGCCACATATTGGAACCATTGTTGATATTGGTCCTGGAAAGGTTAATCATATGGGGCAGTTTATTAGTACTACATTTAAAATTGGAGATAAAATAATTTTACCTAAAATAGGCCCAGTTAGGGTAGATTATGACGGAGAAGAATATCTCGTAACATCAGAAACTAATATTTTAGCATTAATCGAAACAGAAGAAAATGAATAAACAAATTGTATTTAATCAAGAAGCAAAATCCAGCTTATTAAAAGGTGTAATCAAATTATCAGATGCGGTTACAGCTACATTAGGACCCAATGGTCGTAACGTAATTATTGAAAATCAAGGTGGTAATCCAACATCAACAAAAGACGGTGTTACGGTTGCAAAATCTATCTCATTAAAAGATCCAATCGAAAATGTTGGAGCCCAAATCTTAAAACAAGCAGCAATTAAAACAGCTGATTTAGCTGGTGATGGTACTACAACTACTACATTACTTGCTTCAACTATGGTTGAATATGGTTTTGATGCTATTAAAGCAGGATCGAATGCAGTAGAAGTTAAACGTGGTATTGAAAAAGCATCTAAAGAATTAATTTCTAATTTAAAAGAAATTTCTCAAGATATTACCTCAGATGATCAGATTCATCAAGTAGCTGTAATTTCAGCAAACGGTGATGAAGAAATTGGTGCTTTGATTTCCGAAGCAATGAAAGCAGTAGGTGCTGATGGTGTAGTAACTGTTGAAGAAAGTAAAATTGGAGAAACCAATTTAGATATTGTAGAAGGTATTCAGTTTGATAAAGGATATAAATCATTGTATTTTGTTACTAATAACGATACAATGACTGCTACATTAAATGATCCTCAAATTTTAATTTATAATGGAGTTTTAACTACAATTAAAGATCTATTACCATTACTTGAAGGATGTTCTCAAGCGCAAAGCCCATTATTAGTTATTGCTGAAGAAATCGATGGAGAAGCATTATCAACATTGGTTGTAAACAAAATGAGAGGTATTATTAAAGTTGCAGCAGTTAAAGCTCCTGACTTTGGTGATCGTCGTTTACATATCTTAGAAGATATTGCTGTAATAACTGGAGGTACAGTAGTATCGCCTGAAAAAGGAATGCGTTTAGATAAATTTAAATCTGAATGGTTAGGTAAAGCTCGTTTAGTTACTGTAGCTAAAGAATCAACTACAATTGTAGATGGTAAAGGCGAGAAAGAACAAATTGAAGCTCGTATTGAAGAATTAAAAACTCAAATCGATAAAGCTAATTCATATTTTGAAATTGAAAAGTTACAAGAGCGTTTAGGTAAATTAACTGGTGGTGTAGCTATTATCAATATTGGAGCTGCAACTGATGTAGAAGTTAAAGAAAAGAAAGACCGTGTTGATGATGCTTTACATGCAACTAAAGCTGCCTTGCAAGAAGGTATTGTTGCTGGTGGTGGTGCTGCTTTATTACATGCTCGTAAAAAATTAGATACTGAATACGAAACAACAGATTTAGAACTAGGTCGTCAGATTGTTCGTAAAGCATGTTTAGCTCCATTTACTAAGATTTTAATTAATGCTGGTTATGAAGAAATTGATACTTGGGATTTAGTTAATAATGTTAGCAAATCTGAATCAACAGACGGTTATGATTTAAAATTAAAAGAAATAGTTAATTTTGTTGAAAAAGGTATTATTGATCCTACTAAAGTAACTCGATTAGCATTAGAAAATGCAGTATCAGTAGCAGGTACAATACTTATTACAGAGGCTATTGTTTACGAAGAGCCTGAAAAAGAAAAAAATAATGACCCTATGGCGGGTTTTGGAAATGGAATGTATGAATAAAGAACAATTCATTTATTGGCTTAAAGGATTTGCTAAAGCAGTTAATGAAGAGGGACCAACACGGGGGCAATGGGGAATCATTGCCTCCGAGTTGAGTAAAATTAAAGACTGTCCTGATTATGGATCGCCTATTGATGGTGGTGTAGTATTGACAACATCATCAGGTAGTAGTGGGACTATTATAGTTACACCTAAATATGGTTCTATTACCTATAATCCATCAACATCAACTGCTTATGTAAATTCACAAAGTGGTAGTTGGCATTATACATCTACATTACCACAACAACCAACAACTGGGAGTAACCAGTTAGAGTTAGATTTAAAGTAAATAAACTGTAGTGTGGCGGAACTGGCAGACGTGCACCTCCTGTCTCGAGGGCGGGGATAACGAAATAAAGTAAGGATATCGGGGTAGACCACCAGCTTGCAAGCGCTATTGTCCTTTACCTAATTGCCCTATGGTGGTTCGAATCCACCCACTACAGCAGACTCTCATCTATGCTATGCACAGAGAACTGATGAGAACCATTAGATGATGCATACATCCTGAATGGTGGTTAGGAGCGCCCATGAGAAACTCCTTCACAAAGAGTACCGACGATAAAAAGTAAAGCTCTTTAATTTTGGACTTGTAGCTCACTCGGTTAGAGCAGTTGACTCATAATCAAAAGGTAGTAGGTTCGATTCCTACCTGGTCCACTTAAAATAAATGTTATGACAGTAAAATCAGTAAAATTACAATTAGAACGCGCCCAAGAGGAAATCGCTTTATTAAATGAAAAAATCGCTATACTCGAAGATACGATTGACAAATTAAAAGCTCTTAATTACATTCAAGAAAAATATAATATCCCAGGTAATTAATTATGCAACATACTCTTTGGACTGAAAAGTACCGCTCGCAAACATTAGATCAATACATCGGCAATACCGAATTAAAAACTACAATCGGTAGTTGGATTACCAAAAACGACATTCCACACTTATTATTATACGGTAAAGCAGGTACAGGTAAAACTACATTAGCTAAATTAATCACTCAAAATATTAATTGCGATATGATGTATATTAATGCATCAGATGAAAATGGAATTGATACAATTCGTGATAAAGTAAAATCATTTGCTTCTACATCTACATTTCAACCATTAAAGGTAGTAATATTAGATGAGTCTGATTACTTAACTATCAATGCACAAGCATCATTACGTAACATAATCGAAACATTCTCGGCTAAAACACGTTTTATTCTAACATGTAATTACGTTGAGCGTATTATTGAGCCATTACAGTCTAGATGCCAAGCATTTAAAATTGAAACGCTATCCAAACCATTAATTGCTAGTCACATCGCTGATATTTTAACTGCAGAAAACATTACATATCATTTAAAAGATGTAGCTAGAATTATTAATGAATACCATCCTGACATTCGTAAAATTATTAATGTAACTCAACAAAATACTATTAATGGTGAATTAGAATTAACTAAAATTAATACTAAATTCGATATAACAGATGTAGTTAAATTAATTCAAGGTAAAGATGCATTTAAAACAGTTAGACAATACTTAGTAGATAATAACATATCTGACTTTGAACCAATGTATAGAGCGTTATATGATGAATTAGGTAAAGATAATGGATTAATTACAATGACATTAGCTGAATACCAATTTAAACATGCAACAGTAGTAGATAAAGAAATCAATTTTATGGCGTGTATCGCCTCAATCATAAACATAATTAAATAATGGATCCAGTAAAAATGAACATCAATCTCGAAGATACTACCGAGATAACATGCGACGAGTGTGGTAACGCTACATTCCATGAAGCAGTAGTATTACGCAGTATTTCACGCTTTATCACCGGAACAGCTCAAGATGGTATGATGCCAATCCCAGTATTTGCTTGTGATAAGTGTGGTCATGTAAATGATAGGTTTATGCCTAAAACCCAACCATCAGCGGGTGCACCATCAATTGAAGATGTTTCACCTAGAATTCCAAGACCAACAATTCAGTAATGAATGAATTCTTTAAAATATTAAATTATTTATCATACGATAAGGTACCTTATAGCAAATTAACTGATGCTGAAATTAAAAGCATCAACGTTTATATGCTACATAGGTACCTATCTATGAGTTCTGAATACTGTGTATTTGCTAATGAAGTACAAGCTATACCTAACTTAAACGCAGAACAAGTATATAATATTTATTTATCATTATTACCTAAATCTAAAAAGTATTTTAAATATACTAAAGCTGCTTCCGAAAAGATAGATAAGGATAAAGTTTCTAAATTATCTTTATTATTGCAAGTATCTCAAAGAGAAGCAAACGATTATCTTGCTTTATTAAGCAACGATCAATTTCAAGACATATTAAACAGTTATGGCCAAAACACAGATACCCGCCCTACTAAAGGAAATAAAAAACAAAGCGGTAAGAGAAATAAATTATCAAAGTGATAAAACAATCTCATATTCTCAGTTCTCTATCTATGCTAAATGTCCATTTCGTTGGGGTTTAGAATATAGAGAAGGGTATCGTAGTTATCAACCTTCAATGGCTGCAGTTTTCGGAACATCAGTTCACGTTGCAATGCAACATTATATTCAAATGATGTTTGATGAATCCGGAGCAGCAGCTGATCGTGTTGATATTGAAGATTTCTTCCAAACTACATTTATGGAAGAATATAAAAAAACACTTAAAGAAAATAATGGTATTCATTTCTCCTCAGCATCTGAAATGCGTGAATATTATGATGATGGATTAGCTATTATTGATTATTTTAAGAAAAACAAATCAGAATACTTTTCAACTCGAAAATGGTATTTAGTTGGAATAGAAATGCCTTTAGTACAACCTATCGATCCTGACTATCCTAATGTTTATTTAAAAGGATATATCGACTTTGTATTATATAATGAAAACGCAAATAAAGTCAAAATATTCGATATTAAAACATCTAAAAATGGGTGGAAAGATAAGGAAAAGAAAGACGAATTAAAAATGCAACAAATTATTCTATATAAAGAATATTTTGCTAAACAATATAATATCAACCCAGAACAAATTGATGTTGAATTTTTTGTTGTTAAACGTAAATTGTACGAAAATCTTGATTTTCCTCAAAAACGTATTCAAATTGTTGAACCTGCTTCTGGTAAGGGTAAACGCAATAAAGCTGTAACTCATATTACAGAATTTATTCGTAATGTGTTTAATGCTGATGGTAGTTTTAAAAAAGGTGAATTAGTAAAAAATGTATCTAAGGAATCTTGTCAGTGGTGTCCGTTTAAAGACAATAAAGAACTTTGCGATAAAGGTTTGCTTTTCTAGTATGTACATATATTTATATATATAAAATATATTTCAAATATGGGAAAAAACAATCAATTAGTCTTGACAAGTGTAAAAGTACACGGAGACGTATTCGAAGAATTTAAAGTAGCTTCGATAAAAAATAAATTCAATTTACAAAAATTACTTAATAGAGCAATGCATTTATATCTAAATGATGATGATTTTAAAAATCAATTACATGGGTATAATGTTCTAGTAATGTCCGGTAGTTTATAAATCAATTTAAAAATAAGTTATGCAAAATTACATTCCTAAAGATCAAAGGAAAAAAATCCTGTTAATGTGTGATGACATTAGATTTACATCGGGTATAGCAACTATGGCTCGAGAAATTGTTATCCAAACAGCACATCACTTTAACTGGGTGAACATTGGAGGTGCATTAAATCACCCCGAAAAAGGTCAACGATTAGATCTATCAGCTGATACTAACAAAAATGCAGGTATTGAAGATGCGTCTATTTTTGTTTATCCAACAGATGGTTATGGAACAATTGATTTTGTTCGTCAAATTACCGAAATTGAAAAACCAGATGCTATTTTTATATTTACAGATCCTAGATATTGGGTATGGTTATTTCAGCATGAACGTGAGTTAAGACAACAAATGCCGATTGTTTATTTAAACATTTGGGATGACTTGCCTTATCCACTTTATAATAAATCATTCTATGATTCATGTGATTCTTTATTTGCTATTTCTAAACAAACCGAAAATATTAATCGTGTTGTTTTAGGTGAAGATGCTAAAAATAAAGTCATCAAATATATTCCTCACGGAATTAATGAAAAAGTTATTTGTCCATTAGACAAAAGCAGTGATGATTTTAAACAATTTAAAGAAAGTATATTCGGAAAAAATGAAAAAGATTTTGTAGCATTCTATAATGCTCGCAATATTAGAAGAAAATCTACATCAGATTTAGTTTTATCATTTAAAACATTTGTAGATCAATTACCAAAACAACAAGCCGATAGATGTGCTTTAATATTACATACTGACCCTGTTGATGAAAATGGAACAGATTTACCAGCAGTAATTGAAATGATATTTGGTGCTAGCCAAAACAATATCTATATTTCAAACCAAAAAATTCCAGTTGAAATATTAAATAAATATTACAATTTAGCTGATATTACTTGTTTAATATCCTCGAATGAAGGTTGGGGATTATCAATTACCGAATCAATGATGGCGGGTACTCCGATTTTAGCAAATGTAACTGGAGGTATGCAAGATCAAATGCGTTTTGAAGATGAAAATGGTGAATGGATTAAATTTACTGAAGAGTTTGGTTCTAATCATTTAGGCAAATATAAAAAACATGGCAAATGGGTATTCCCAGTATTTCCAAGTAATATTTCATTAGTTGGTTCAGTTCCTACTCCATATATTTTTGATGATAGATGTGATTTTAGAGATGTAGCTAATCAATTATCAGCAGCATACGCCTTAAAAATGGAAGATACTAATGAATATAATAAATTAGGAGATGCAGCTCGTGAATGGGTAACATCAGATGAATCAATGATGTCATCTCGTAAAATGGGAGAAAATATTATTAATGGAATTGAAGAAACATTTAAAAAATGGACACCACGTTCTACATTTGATTTTATTAAAATTGAAGATTATAAACCAAAACATTTAAAATACCCTGTTACACAATATGAATAAACCGTTATGTATAGTTAGCTCACCTGTAGATACATTTTCAGGATATGGAGCACGCTCAAGAGATTTTATTAAAGCTTTAATTAAAGTAAAAGGGGATGAATGGGATA